TGAAATGTATTAATGTTGAAAGCCATTTCCTATTCTCCTGAGACCCTTTTAGTTATTTATAAGACTTACCCGAATTGTCCCACAACTTCGTTAAAGTCTACCCCTGTTCTCACCGCAACGAAATTAAGCTGGATGAAGTTAATCGAACGAGCAGGTTTGATATAGATATCACCAATAAACTCATTTCGATCAATAACTTCCGGCGTATTATTCGTTTCGTCACAAACAACGCGGAAATCCGTAATACCTCGACGGCCCTGTACATCCCGAAGGAAAGGTTCTACTAGGTTACGGAATTGAGACCGTGTGAATTCGTCATTGAATTCAAAGAGCGTAAACTGTGCAGCCCTTGCAATTGCTTTTTCTAGAACAATGAACAACCTACGAACATTGATTCGATCAAAAGCACTTGGTTTGGCTAACAGAGTTTTATCACCGAAAAGTACAGTACCCTGTCCAGGGAACGTTACGATTGGGTTAACACCCTTCTTATAAAGTTGGTCTCGATCAGCTTTATCAGGATTGTATGCCAATTTGACAACATTCTTGACTTGACCACGATTAAATCCAGCTGGTGAATACCAAGGATCGCGGTTCATATCTGTTCGAACCATGGTTCCTGCAACGTCACCATTACAAGGAATCCAACGATATACGTCGTTGTACTTATCGTACATATATTTCCAACCGGAATCCATTACCACATAAGAGCTTGAGGTAAGAGCATTCCGATGATCAATAATATCATCCCTCTGAGCGCCAGAATAACGTCCGTTATCCACAACGTCAGCCTTTTCAGGAGAACATACAACCAAGCAATCCATTCGGACTTCGGCTGTGTTCTGGGTAAGTGAATTAATAACCGTAGTGCTATTACCGGCACCAAGTAAGAATGAAACATCAATTTCATCTTTATTAGAGAACTTTCCGTATGCCGAAAGTACCTCTGCAGTAGCGAGAGTGTTTCCATCCCTGCCATTTGCAAAGCTATTTGTTTTCGGAACAGGTGCTCCACTAAATGTAGTACCAAGTTTAACACTTCCACCGGCATTAGTATAAGCACCTTCATGTGCCATCCACCAAGCCCACTTGGACCTACGGTTAATTACTTCTTTATAGTAGTTTGATTCTCCAGATTCGGTAAGAGCATCATATCCAAGAGATAGCCCACCAAACCTTTCAATAACTTGACCTGGAGTTCCGCTAATTTCCCCATCTTCATCAATGATTGCAACATGAATTTCATCATTCGTTGCAGAATAGGTATTAGCATAGGTAGTTGTACCTGGAGCGTCGTCGAACATATTATAATATTCCCAACGACGTTCAGCGTTTGCAAAACCACCAGAACCATCCTCAAATGTTACTGAGTTACCAGAATAAGCAGATTCTAAGACAAGAGTATCACCATCGGTAATACTTTTAACTTTTCTTTCCCGTTTATCTGGGCCAAGTACGAGAATATCTCCTACGGTAACCTCAGTTAGGAAAGATGTACTGTTACCTTCAACAGTTGTTGATCCAGCTGTTATTGATAAGGTGCCTGTCAGAGTAGAACTCCATGCATTAGCACCGGCGCAAGTTGAAACTTTCAACGAATTACCAAGAGCACCTGGCCACTTAGCAACGAAAGGACCTACATTGGACCGTCCGTTTGACCAGTTATCTTCGTGATCATCGTCGTTTTTAATAATGGTGTCAATTGTATTTGCCGCATTGGTCGTGGCATTTCGAGTAGTTTGACCTGCGGTACGTCCGGATAGTCCTCGTACGACATAGAGTGCATTACCATAAGCTAAGAAGGAAGCCGCCGTGAAGAAGTCAGCAGCGCTGTTAGTAGAAGGCTTCCAGAAATTGGAAACCAACTCTTCCTCAGACGATATCAAAACTGCAGTATTCGCGGGGCCCCACTGGAACTGGCCACCAATACCTGCCTCTGTCGTAGATACAGCCGGAACCACCGTTGTAAGATCAATCTCACTTACATTTACACCTGGTGATACTTGAAAAGGCATTTTATTTCTCCCTCTGTATCGTACTTAATTGTAAGAAACGATAATTTTTCTCGCTTTCATGTTTATTTATAAATCGAACTTCTTTAGTATTTAGAATTTATCCCACTGTTCGAACCCGCCGCCCATAGGCATTATAGGTTCGTGGTACGTTTCTTCTTGTTGCGAAAACTCATCTACTCCCCCATCATGGACTATTCCGAATGGTAATAGGTCTTCTTCGATCATTGAGATTTGATCGTCTTTCATTTTCGCTCTAAAATCGGTATCAGTGACTTCCCTAAAGTAATCCTGTCGTGCTAACCATGCAAAAAGTACACAACACATGGCTAAATCATCATGTTGACCATCTTCAGCAGCGTAACTTGACCCTCTTTGTACAAAATTCGATAATTCCATAATAATATCGGCATCTTGCACTAAAAGTTTATCATTTTCAATAATATCTTTCAAATTGGAACATCCAATCCTTTTTACGGACTTGGTTGTTCTAACACCATATAGAATATTCTTGGAAAAACCACCACCAACAACTTGGCCGGATCGGCCTTTCACTGCAGACATCATCATATTTTCATATTCTAATTCATAATGTAGGATGTCAGCTACTTGCTGTCCTATATCATTTACTTCTACCATTATATATGCATTGTTGTATTTCTTACCAACCCTCGCCAAAACTTCCGGATACATAAGAGGCGATATATCTTTATTCTTATAAGTAGCAACTACCTCATATGGCAATTGAGTAACATCATAAACAATAAATGCGCTTTGGTCCAAACCAACACCTCGTGAAGTATCTGCAACCATACAATAATAATGGTTTTCTTCAGGCTCTTTATAGAGTTTCATACTTCCATCAGACTGTATTGGATTTAAAAATACTAATTGTCTAAGTTTGGCAGGATTAATAAGAGTATTAGTACTTCCTAAGAATTCACATTCAAATTCTTGCATCCATTGTTCATTACTTGTGTTTTTAATAGTTTCTTCTTTGAAACCAAGGTCGCGACCAGGAACTTCATTCCATACTATTTCTATAGGCTGGTATGAAGATCTTCCTTCTTGTGCATCAATCCACATTTTATAAAAGTGATTCATTCCCTTTGGAGTTGATACTATTATTACTCGACTATCTTTACCAGATGAAATGGTAGGATAAACTGAAGCAAAGAATTCTGAAGCTATATTATCATTAATAAATGCAAACTCATCCAAGAAAAGTAAATTATAAGACCCACCACGAACAGCACTTGAAGAAGTTGCGGCAGCTATAATTTTACTTTGATTCTCTAAAAGAAGAGAACCCTTATTCCATTCCAATACTCCCTGTTGTAACCATAGTGGTAAATGCTCATATGCTAATTGAATCTTACCAAGTAAATCTCTTGCCAATCTTTCTTTATTAGCTAATATTGCGATAGATTGCTCAGGATGAAATAATACTAACCATAACATAAATGCTGTAACAGTAACTGATTTTCCAGATTGTCTTGGCAGCTTACAAATAGAAAATCTAGAATCCTTAAAGCAACTTATCATTTTCTTTTGATAATCATATGGCTTAAATGGAATCAAACCTTCATCAATATTAATAATTCTGACATGAGTTTCTATGAAATAAACAGGATCTTTTGAACATTTAACATATTCTTCCACTTGCTCCTTAGTAAAAGGAACATTCACATTAGCTTTCTTTAAATTTGGATTGTTTAATTAGAAATCACTCATGTGTATTGACACTTTCGGTAAGATATGGTATAATTAGCTTGACACTTATTAAGGATGCTTAATACCTTTTGATTCTAATAACACTCTATTCTGTAAATGGGCTTGTTCAATATCTGATTTAGATTGTCCCTCATAAGGAACTGCCATATTTTCTTCAATCATTTTATCATTTATTGATTGACCATTAATTTCTAGTATTCCTAAAATCCTACCGAATTTGCCTTTTCCAAGTGATTTAAGTGTAACTTCTTGATTAGCTAATGTATCTTCTAACCATTTTTTAGATAATTTACCATACCATTTTTCTGTTAAATCTCTAGTTCTAGATTCTGGTGTATCAATACCATGCATACGAACTCTTTGTTTTTTTAACCAAACGGCAAATCCTAGATCTACGTCTACGTCTACAGTATCACCATCAACAATTCGAGTAACGTTTACTTTATAACTATACATTATTTCATCTCTTTTATCATTTTTTGTAATTCTGCAGTAGAACCAACAAATAAGTTATTATGAATTTCTTTAGCTTTTTCGACGTCACCTTTAAGAAGCTTCTTTTTTCTTTGTAATTCTACAAGATCTTTATTGGCATCTGCCATAGTTTTGATAAATTGTTGAACTACTTCAAATGCTCGTGGGCTTTCACTTGCCTTAGCAACATTTAATAAAGTTTCTAGGGCATCATTCCCAGATTCTACAATCTTATACAAGTTTTCTCTGGCATAATCAATATCTGTATCTACAGTATCATCTTCTTGATACGGCAATACTTCCATTTTCTCATCACTTATTGGAGGAGAACTTGGAAGCTCAAATATTTCTTCCATATTATTTTCTAATTTGGTTTTCATTTCCGTTCCAAAGATTGATGCATACAATCAAAT